GCGACCCTGCCTTGCCGGCGTCGGTATGGCCCGTGCTCGTCTCGTCCCAGACGGCATCGGCAATGGCCGCCGCCGTGGGCGGTTCGGAGACCATATCCGTATTGGTGGTGCAGGTGCCGATGGTGACAGCGCTCTGGTCGGCCGCCAGCGAGTAGCTGGCTTTGTCGTTGTTGGTCGTCACCGTAACGCCCGCCGTGACCGAGCCGACCGCGCCGGTCACCGAACCGACCGCACCCGTCACCGACGCCACACTGCCGCTGACGGAGGCCGCCACCACCGCCCCGCCGCCAAGGTTGTAGCCCGTCCCGTCGCAGGCCGACTCCAGATTGATGGCCGCCGTCGCGTCACCGCTGATGGCCACCACGTCCACCTCCAGACTGTCCGTGCCACTGACGAGGGCATCGTAGGTGTTGGCCGGCACGACGAGGTAGGCGGCAAACACAGGCAGAGCCCCGCTGACGCCAATGGCAATGGTCAGCCGCCCCAGGGTGTTCGTGTCCGTGTTGTCCAGCGGCACGTTGTACCAGCCGTACTCATCATGGCTCACCCCGACCGATGCGTTGCACTGGGCGAAGTTGCCGCCGTTTTTGGTCAGGCGTACGTCGGCCTGGTTGATCGTCAGGGCTGTCTCGGCCGTGACCCCATCCGTGCTATCGACGAAGGGTCCCAATTTGACCGTGACCGACGTGGATTGTTTGAGTAATTGCATCTATGCACACCTCATTTGTCTATAATGATGCATGGCCACCGGCATGGCCAGCCCTGGAGGCGTCCCGCCCCCCTGTGTCGCCGCCGACCATAAGGCAGTCTCGTCCTGCTGGCGAAAGCCCGCCCACGGGTCGGCGTAGAGTTGGGCGATTTCGGCGGCGGTGAGGGCACGGTTGTAGAGGAGGGTCAGTGCGGCTTGCATTGGCCCGTAAGACGGCGAGGATGATCCGTTGCTCCCGATGCGTGTTTCGTCTAATCCCGTAGGTGATATTAATGTGGCATCGCTCCCCGATGCGATCCCAGCCAAATAACACGTCCGACTGTCATCGGCCGCCCATACCCCCACAGCTATATACCACTCACCCACGCTATATGTTCCAAGGGCTCGCGCCTGGCCGAACCCCCCAGAGCTATAGCTGTATACGCGGGCGTAGCCGCTGACCTGTCTCGACTCCAGTACGTGCGAATTGTTTAGACTGCCCGTGTCGGAAATGGAAAACAAATATTGCACCGATGCAGACGCTCGAAATAGGCTTACCACGCTGAACGGAGGCGACGCAACCACGAGAGGCATGAGAATATGGTCATTGCTACCATCCAAATCCAGTGCGTGCCCGTAGGGCGACTGTACCCAATCGTCAGCAGCCATACCAGTGAGCGTCCCATGATTGCCATTGCCGCTCACATCGTGGACGACATTGCCCGAGCCCTCCCACATCGGCCACGCACCAACGAGGCCGCGGTTGATAGGGTGGCTCGGCACAATACCGGGGGCCCATAACGGTGGTTTGAGGATACTCATGTGTTAGCTCGCTACCGGAATGGTGGCCGTCCGGTACTTGACCGACACTTTGATACTGTTGGAACTACCATTCTTGACCGCGATTTTGAAGTCCCCATACTGTCGCGGGTCCACCGCAAATCGCATGTAGACCACATCACTCGTCACCGCGGTAATCGTAACGCACCACGGATTGCCGATCGTCGTCTCTTCATCGGCCAGCCCGCCGCCGGAGCCCAGGACATAGATGGTGGTGTCGTCTGTAACAGGCAGGGCGCCGTCCTCTTTCAGGGCGATACCCACCTCACAGGCGGCTTTGCCGTCCAGACTGATAGAGGTATTGGAGGTCTCTGTAATGCCTCCAACCAGAAGATCTTCATCCCAGTCGGTGCCGCCGTCATCCTTGGCGAATGCCCACGCGCCCCAGTTGTATCCCGTATCCGCCATTAGTCAGCCTCCTTCGCCTGCAAGGCCGCCGCCACGGCCGGCTCCCACGCGTCGATGTAGCTGGCAATGATGGCCGCCAGCGTTTGCTCGGCCTCGTAGCGGGCATACAGGGTGTCCGCGATCCTGTCACGACTGGCGGCCAGGTTCTGCAGGTCTATTTGACCGGTCACGCTGCCCGTCCAGGTCCTTCCCGTAACGTCGTCCGTGCGCGTGGCCGTCACGCGAATGCGTTTTTGCGCCACATCGCCAACCACTTCGATGGTATCTGTCCATATGCCAGCCATCATTGCTCCTTGTCGCTATAGTACGTATAGGCCACATACTCCAGCGGCCCGGCCCAGCCGGTCAGGGTCACCCAGAGCCCCAGGGCCCATGTCATGCTTGTCTGGCGCATCATCAGCCGCCTCGAAATGCAATCCCCGCAAACAACCCCACCAGGCCCGTGAGAATCCCGATGACCACCGTAGCCCACACGGGCGGGCGGGCCTGGACCCGTTCGATAATCTCCCACACCCGCTCCTGCTCCTGCTCCAGCCTCTCGACTCGCTGTCGGGTCACCATCCCCGCCGCACAGGCCGGCCGCGTATTGATAACCCCCGTCTCCTGCTCGCCCATAAAACACCTCCCAAAGGCGGGCCGGCGGCGCACCCGGCAGTCAAGCGCGCCACCTGCCCTCTCGCGGCGTCGGTCGGTCCCAAGCTCCGGCCTACGTGTTGGTCAATTTACGGACAAACAGATCAGTGGCACCCATGAGGATCTCGTCGGTATCGTCCCGCACGCGCACGACATCCGAGCGGGTCTTGTCCTCCCGGTACGTCTCAACGACCGGGATCTCCCCGGCGTCGCCTTCCCACATGATGGTCCGAGCCGCCGACGGCGATTCCAGCGGGGCCTCAGGCTCAGCCAGCACGCAGACGTAGATGACGCCCGCCGTCCACAACTGCGCGAAACTCGGGGTGATCCCCTCTTCCTTGCTGTCGTAAGCGGCCCGGCCCACCAGTACCTGCTTAACGCCCAGGATGTTGGCGATCTGCTGGGAGTTGAGCACGGCCGGCTGGACGCCCGGATAGGTGTATTTGGTCAGATCGGCGATCTGTGCCGTCTGGATCATCTCCAGGTAATCCGCCCGCGGGATGATGATGCTGCAGTCCTCCGGCGGCACGCCCGTCGCATCCAGGATGTTATCCAGCTGCGTCTGGATATCGTTGATCGGCACCGCCGAGGCGGCCGTACTCCACGCAGTGCTGACGTTCGTGTTCGTCCAGCCACCGCCGCTGTAGAGCGTGGCCACGCGGTATTCGTGCGCCAGCAGAATCTGATAAATCAGCATCTCTGTGGCCGCCTTCTCGGCGTCGAACAGGCGGGCGTAGCGTCGCCGCATCCGATCATCAATGCTGTGTTCCAGACCATGCTCCTCGCAGTCGTAGGTGCCGCGCCCGAACTCGCCCTGAATACGGTTGTACGCACCCCGGCTGGTCCGTTTCACATCGGCCATCTTCTGGAAGTTCTCGCGATTGAAGATGGGATAACCTCCCTCAGCCTCCGGCACGCCAAACACCGGAGCGGCCCGCATGCCGATAAAGTTTTTCAGCGCCTTTTCGGAAATGAACTCCCGCGCAAACGCGGCCAGGTCGGCCCGAAAGGCGACACTCGTCGATTCTGGTCTCATAGTTCAACCCTTTCCTGTAATTGCTCTGGTTGCGGGCAACAAAAAAGCGGCCGCACCAGGGGTATCCGGCCCCGGCACAGCCGCTTTTCTGCTCTTGCGTCGCCCGGCAGTGATCAGCCGCCGGCCAAACCCGTTATTCACTTGTCACTCACTGCTAGCGTTCGCACGCGACATGCACATAATCCACCAGCAAGGCCTCGGCGTTGGCGTCGCCCGCCTTGGCCCCCAGCAGCACGTGCATCTCTTCCAGCCCGGAGATCGTCAACGTCAGCGTCGCGCCCAGCGTGCCGTCCACATAGAAATAAACGTTGGCCGTCGTCCCGTCGTTGTAGTCGTACCAGATCGTCAACCGGTGCCACGAACCGGACGTAAAGGTCCCGGCGGAGGTATCGGTGGTCTGCGTGGCGGCATTGGAGCACTCGGCCTGCCAGACGGTCCCGCCATCGACCTTGAAGAAGACGGCCCCGTCGTAACTAGCCATCGGGCCCGCCCCGTCGTCAACCAGGGAGTTGGCCGCCACCGTATCGCTGAGCCCGACGATGATGTTGGCGTCGTCCGTGTTGGCCTCGGTGAGTTTGACCCGCGCCTCGAAGAACAGCCGCTTGTTGGTCTGGAACTTGAACGCCTCCGACTTTAAACTCACATAGGATTCGTTGTTGTCGGTGGCGCCCGTGGCGATGGAGAGCACGCCACCTGCGGCATCCGTCACCTCGATCGTCCCGGCGTCCGAGACGGTATCGACCCAGTCGTCGCCGTCGTCGAACCAGAAGAACTCATCGAAGAACTCGATGACGCTGTTGCGGCTGGCCGCAAAGTCATTGCCGCCCCGCGGGCCCCAAATAATCGCCGGGATCCGCCCGCCGTCAGCCGTGGCCGCCGCCAGGGCCTGGCCGATCTGCTTACCCACCGCCGAAGCGGAGACCTTGCCATCATCAGCCACGTAAATCGCGGCCCCGGCGCTGATGGCGCCCGCCGCAGTCACCCGCCTCACCGACCCATTGAGCAGATCGCACGCCACCGCCGTGGACGTGGCGACAGCCTCCTTCGTGATCCCCACCGGCTCATCGCCCGCGTCGGCATAGATCGCCGTGGATGAGCTAAATTTCACCAGCCGATCCGCCGCCAGGGCCTCGCCGCTGGTCAGAGTGATCGGGCCTTCGTTGCTCAAAGCCATAACCATAACAGAACTCCTTATCTCTTGGTTGAGGGCAACAAAAAAGCGACCGCATAGAGGGTGTAGGCCCCTACACGGCCGCTTCTTTGCTCTTGCGTTGCCCTAGGCCCGTCGGCCCGTCGGCAAACCCGTCTTCACTTGTCCGCTAGCGACGCTGCTCGACAGCGTTCGCATCTTTCCATGCCTCGTGCGCCGTCGGGAATAGCCGCACGGCCTTCTCGTATGCCTGGGCCTCACTGAGCCCCTGCGTCTGGAGCTGACGAACGGCGTTGGCGTATGTCTCAGCTCGCCCGTCATCGGCCGACGTCCCCAAAGACGCCCCCGTTTCGCCGGCGTCCGCCGGCTCCTGCGCCTCGACGTCGCTGCCACCCTGGGCAATGGCGTCCAGCCGCTGTTGCCGCTGGTCGATCTCGGCCTGCAGCGATACCCGCTCGTCCGCCCGCGCCTTCTGCAAGACCTCGAACGCAGCCGCCTTCGCCTCGGTCAGACTCATGCCGTCGGCAATCGCCTGATCCCGCACACCCGCCAGCGTGTCATCGGCCAGCAGCTTGCTGATCGCCTGAATCCGCTGGCGCTCGGCCTGCTGGGCCGCCTGCACCTGATCCGCCGTCGCTTGCGGCGTCTCTTCCGCTTTTGCTGTTTCGTCACTCATACTTGACCCTTTCCGTTGACTATTGTTGTTGATGGTTGCTCTGGCCGACGGCAACGGTGTCTGCAACGCCTCCTCGACGCTCATCACGCCGTCAATTAGAGAGGACTCCAGCGCCTGCTGCGGCGTCCACAACCGACCGTCCGCCATGGGATACAATGTCTCGGCCGTCAGCCCTGCCTCCGCCCGGCCAGCCAGCACCGCCGCAATGAACATCCCGTAAAAATGCTCCATGTAGGTCTGCTGCTGGGCCAGTTGCCCGCTGCTGATCGCCACCCCCGGCGTGCCGGTGCCCTTGTGCTCACCAGACTTGAGTATGTGAAACGTCAACCCCTCCGCTTCCGCCCGCTTGGAGGAATCGACGAGGACAGAATAGACGCCGACGCTACCGATCATCGCCGAGGCGTTGGCGTAGAGCACCTGCGCTTGTGACGCCAGGTAGTAGGCCGCCGACGCCCCCAGATCGTCGATCATCGCCACCACCGGCTTACGCTCCGACGCTGCCCGCACCTCAGCCGCAAAATCGGCCAGGCCCGAGACGGACCCGCCCGGCGATTCGATCAGCAGAAACAGACTCCGCACCGCCGTATCATTCAAAGCAGCGGCAAGTTGCTGGCGCATCTGCTCGATACTGCTCCCCTGCGGCTGGCTTACCCCATTGACCATTCTCGCGTATTTGGCGATGACCCCCGTGACCGGAATGATCGCCCGCCCGTCCGCTGTCACCTCGTAATCACGCTGCTTGGTCTTGCGGGACGCCGTGGCCGCCTCGATCTGCGCTGCGTCCAGTCGCACACCCATCACATGCCGCTCGACAATCTCCAACATCCGTTCGAGAACGCCCCGCTCCATGGCCCACGCCTGGCTGGCCACCGCCTCCAGCAGCAGCCCCATCCCCGTCACGGCCTGCGTCGCGGCCGGCAACACCTCTCGCTTGTCTTTCGTGGCCGCCTTGGCCATTATGCCGCCTCACTCTCTGACTGGTTCTCTGGCTCCACTTTGATATGCACCGTCGGCAGGGCAATACCCACCTCTCGGAGCCACTCGACATCACGCTTCAATTCCTCACGCACTTCGGCCGGCTCCTGACCCCGCTCGCGAATGCACTCAGATATGCTCTTGGTGGCGGTGGAGATCGCCACGGCGTTGCCCTGGGCCTCCTTGAGCGGATCGATGTACTCCCACGCCGGCCACTGGCACCGCGCCCCGAACACGGCCGCATCGGCCGGCAAGACCCCGCTGGCCACACCCCTCGCAATCTGCCAGCGATACCACGGCATGCAGAACTCCACCTCGGCAAACCGCTGCCAGGTGCGAAACATCCGCCGCGCCTCGCCCAGGCTCGCCCGGGCGGAGCTGTAATTCGTCCGCGAAAAATCCAACAGCACCAGCTCCAGCGGCATACCGATGGCCACGCCGATAATCCGACAGGCCATGAGGATGTAGGCGTCAAACGCTGAACCGGGCCGGGAGGAGCCGATCATATCGACATCCTCGCCCGGCCGCAGATCGAACACCTGGCCCGGCTCCATCTTCTGCACCTTCTCGAAGGTATCGTTGCTGGCCTCGTCGTTATCCGCCACGCCCGGCCAATCGTCCGTGGTGCCATTCTTGACGATCTTCCAGCCCAGCATGGAGTTGATCTCGGCCGCCAGCGATTCGTAGTCGATGTAATTGTGCAGCCGATCGTAGAAGGAGAGCACCCGCGCCAGAAACGGCACGCCCCGCGTCTGGTGGTAGCGTGTCCGATACGCCGGCAGCCACCCGTATCCGGCGGCCACCCGTCGCGTATTGCGGTCCGTATCCAGCAGCCCGCCGTGATCGCTCTTGGTCCGTCGCTGCTGGACGTGATAGGCCCGCGGCGCATTGCATTCATCCAGCTCGACGCCCAGCACGATTCGCTTATCGCCGCCGCCGCCGCTGGGCGTAACCACTTGATCCGCCTCGAACGCCAGTACCGACCCATCCGATCTCTGGGCCCAGAGGCTATCGCCATCGACCCAGACCCCCCGCAGCGCCGTCCGCGCCAGATCCGCAAAATGCCGCGTTCGCGAGGCGTCGCAGTACCGTTTATCCATCCGCGTCGCGATGTACGCCTTGACCCGCTGATCGAGGGCCTTCTCACCCGTCCGCGGCACAAAATCGAAATTGGCCCCAAAGATGTTATCGAGGGCCCGATCGACCAGCCCGCCAAACAGCGTACTCTCGCGGTCGTACATCCGGCACGTCTCGCGCAGCCGCCCCAGCGTCGTCGACGTCAGGTGCCGATCCGCACTGGCCGTCCGCCCGGTGACGAAGCCGTAATGACGCCGCTGATTGCCCCCGCGTGTAATCTCGTAGCCGATGCCGCTCGACGCCATGACCTGGACCGACCCGTAGCGATCCAATCGCCGCTCAGCCAGGGCTGCACCCCGCAGATCAATACCTGTCGCACCCACGGCAATCATCCGTAGCTCCTCGACACATCGGCCACCCGCACCGTCCCCGTCGTCGTCTGGGCCTCTACGCGCAGATCCTCCCGCAACTGCCGCAACGCCGGCAGATCGTAGTAGGTATACGACCGCTCCCCGATCTGTTTCTGTTTGACCTTGCCGGTCACCAGCTCGTAGATCGCCGCGTTCACGGCGGTCAGCAATTCAGCCGCTGTCGGATCCGAAGCACTCATGCCCCCACTGTACGCTTCTAACAGCACCAGCAAAACCGCCCGCATTACAGATCTGTATTATTGGCTCGTAACTCTATCCGCCAGCGGGTCTTACCGTTTCCGATACCTGGTATCTGTGGCTGTGAGATCCGCTGCAGCGCAGGTGGCGCACAATGATCGTCGCCCCATCGGCCTGCTCATGGCGCTGCGTGCTCATCACCCGCACCGGTGCCTGACAGACGCGGCACTTGGTCAGCGTCCCGGCGTATTTATCCGCCCGCCCCCGGTAACAGAGCATCAGCCGCTCGACCAGCAGGGCCTTGGCCCCCCGCCCGTTGACATGTTGCTCTTTGCACCGCTGGCGCAGCCGCCCGATCGTCTCGGCCTCCAACTGCTCCCGCGTCGGCACCGCTGCCCGCTCTGTCGTCTCCTGCTCGCTCATCATCGTTCCTTTCATCGTCATCGCTATCGCTTAAACCGTCCATGGCGGCCCACCCGCCTCGGCCGCGCTACCTCGCGCCGCCGGATCCACTCGGTAAAGAAATACCGCCAGGCCGCCGCCGCATAGACCCGACAGTCCAGATAGTGATTCGCATGGCGCGTCTGCTTCCACTCGTGCGTCACCCGCCCGCGAATGTCCGTCTTTTCGATCCGCTCCTCCGCCAGCAGCTGCTCGATGTAGTCCATCTCGGTCTCGCTGTGCAGACTCACATACCCCGCCGGCGGCGTCTCGCCCTGGCCGTCCCACTGCGTCTCCAGCCGCGAATGCAATTCCTCCTTGAAGCTCGCCCCGTGCACGCTCACATAGGCCCGCCACAAGTGCGGCGGCAGCTTGCGCCCGCGTTGATCCGTCTTGACATAGGCCATGGCCACCGGCCCCGTCTTGGGACAGGCCTTCGATGTCGACCCTCGGCAGACGTAGACATTGGCCAAACCCCGGGCAAAATCCTCCACCTCCGTCCCCCGATACTGCGTATCGACGAACATCGCCCCCACCCCCGTCGTCTCCCCGGACGCGAGCGAATAGGTCTCCGCCGCCACGTGCTCCAGGTCGGTAATATCGGCCAGCTCGCCGTACTCGACCAGGTGCGACGCCCCATCCTCCCGCCAGGCCCAGACGCTGTAGTAGACGCACCGCAGCTGGATATCCGCCCCCACTGTCAGATGGTCGTAGCCCGCCGGCAACGTCGACGGCCTGACCGCCGCCCAGATATGCCCTTGCACCTTATGCTCATCCGGCTTGAGCGTCCTGACCCGCCAGGGCTGGGCCAGCGCCGCGTTGACGAACGTCTGCCGCGCCGACATATCATCGCCAATATCGAGCCACTGCTTGGCCATCTGCCCCCACGTCTCAAAGGGCGAATAGAGCCGGTTGAGATGGAGCCCAAAGACCTTGCGAATCGTCGGCTCACCCAGCATCTGATACCGGCAACGCTTACCGCCCGCCAACTCGACCGTCCAATCCTCCACACCTCGCGCTGACTTGCCCTCCAGCTCCACAATCTCCTGCCCGGCCGCCACCCGCTTATAATGCCGCAGCATCCACCGCTTATGCCCCTCCTCGATCTGACCGGCGCAGCCCGCGCATGCATACCACGCCGCCGTCTCCGCCGCCTCGGGCGAGACGCTATGGCCGTCATCGCCCTTGGGCCAACGCATCTGCTCCCATTGCAGCGTCTGGTAGTGGCCGCAGTGCGGGCACGGCACAAAGATCTGCCCCTTGTCGCTCCGCTCGTACTGCTTGAGGATCGGGTCCCCGTCCATCACCGGCGTCGAGATATCGACGAGCTTACTCGACCACTGGCCCTTGAGCCGCTCGCCCGCCAATTCCAGCGCCCCGGCCTCAT